AAACTTAATCCACCTGGAGTAGAAATAACTTCATAAGTAACTACACCCGTTTTGCCAAGATAAGTTGATGGCGTAAAAGTAACAGTAGCACCTGCATTACCAGCTGTAGCGGTACCAATGGTTGGTACATCTGGAATGCCACCACCAGTAAAAATTGCAATAGTGCGCATTAGCTGCTCAAGTCTCCCATAAGAACCCATGTATTTGCTGCTCTTTTAAGCAATGTAGCTGCTGACCATTGTGCACGAAGGTTTAAACCTGGTGTTGCATTAACTGTTACGCCAACTGCTCCAGCCACAGATGCTGCACCAGTGTTTGCGCGAAGGATTGTTATCCTAGTTCCAATTGGAAAGTTTGTTGTTGAATCTAAAGGAACCGTTATAATAATATTTGATGCTGAGTTTGTTTCAACAATAATACCATCGTCGGCTATTGCAAGTGTGTAGTTAGTTGTTCTTACGTTTGTTGCAGAATGGTCAACAACAGCATTGGTAGTATATAAAGATGTTCCTATTGCTACGCCAATATTTGGTGTAGTCAAAGTAACTGATGCTGCTATCTTTGTAGTTGTTACAGCTCCAGTAGCAATTTTAGCTGCTGTTACAGCAGAGCCAGCAATATCTTCTGTATTGATTGCGCCAGCATCAAAGTTTGCTCCAGCTGATAAGTTTTCTGCAAAAGATTTTACTGCGGTAAAGTTTGCATTCATCTGTGTGGCATCAATAACAGTGCCAGTACTAAATGTATTTGGAATATTTAATGTTGCCATTACTTTTGGCTCCTTACTTTTCTTCTCTTAAATTTATATGCGATTGAATTTAATCCCCATTGTCTACCAACTGTTCCAGTCGTAAGAGCTGTAGGACCTACAAATTCTAATTGTGTTGCTTTAGCTCTTTTAAGTCTGCCACCTCTTTGGATACCTTCTCTTAGGTTACTTTCACCAAATTCAGCAGTGCCCCAAAGTCCAGTTCCCCAGATTCCACCAGTAATAACTGGCATTAAATCTATAGTATGACTTGTTACTACTTCTTCATTGTTAAAATCATGATAAACATTAACAACTATTTGAGTATCTTCGTCAACTGGACGGACAACATACAAGCTTCTTACAAATGTTTTATCCTGAACATAACGGTCATCATAAAACCATGAAGTTGTGTAGTTTGTAGTATAGTCTCCTAATTCATCACCTTGCAAGATATCATCAGTTTGATTTTGCGCAATATTATCTACATATTCAAACTCATCTACATACATAATATATTTAAAGTTTTCATCAGGATGAATCATCAGGTGCCAGATTTCGCCATCACTATCTGTCCAGTCGCAACCAGACAATAATCCATAAGGAAATATTGCTGATGGAGTTGCGGAATTTGAATAAGATGCAGACTGATACATTGTAAATGCGCCATTTCGACCAATCGATGGGTCAAATATAAAGTTCATATTAGGATAATCAACTGCAGTACCAGTGTTTCTAATATCAAATGGTGCCGACATCCATAGTCTATCATTAACATAAGATAAAGTTAAATCAGATAATTTATTAGCATTAATTCTATTTGTATCAATAGCTGGCTTTAGTCTACTAAACAAATCTTGAATTCCGTTGCGATTATAAAATAACAATCCTGCTGGATAATCAAAGAAATATGCTCCACCAGAACCCTCAACAACATGCTGAGGATATTGAATGCCAACTGTTGTTGAAAGCTCTACAAGCTGGAACGAGTCAACATCATAACCCATTAATAAATAAACAGCTTTTGGTTTAAATATTAATAACTGTCCATCAACTATTGCAAGTCCACGAATGCCTTCACCACCAGCTACAATGTCAATATAGTCATCTTGGAACCAGTCTTCTGGTCTGTTTTCATGTGACCAACGAATTCTATTTGGATGGTCTACTAGAGATGGTGTTGCGTCATCATTTAATTCTTTTGTATTTGCAACGAACATTTTATTGGCATGAGCTCTTGCATGCTCTGCTCTTGGCATGTAGCCGCCAACTGGATTTTGATAAGGCTGCCAGGTTGGACCAGATGCAGTTAAAGCTGTAGCATATGTATCATTTTGATTCCACTTGTACATTTGGCTTGCATCTTTGCCAATAGCCATGTAGATTGTATCAAGCCATTGTGTAATACTTGCACCATTTGTTGACTGTACTGCAATATCATTGCCAGAAGAATATTGTATTGTTGAAAAGTTACTACCGCTTGATTGATATACTTTGCCAGCGGTTGAGTTTTCTTTACCAGTATTTAATATTATTCTTGGAGACGCAGCATCTTTGTAGTTAAATAATCCTTTTGGTTTCCAGTTACCGCTAACTTGTGTTGCGTGTTTTTTTCTATAGCCGGCGCGACTAAATACACCACCACGTGGGTCTACGTCAAGATTAAGAATAAAAGGTGATTCGTTTTCTGCTAACTGAAATTGGTCAGCACGAAAGTTTAAGCCACCAGTAAAATCTCTAACTTGGTCAAAAAGGATTTGAGCCATATTATAATGCAACTCCTAATGGACTTGGAGAACCTGGCAATACGCGAAGGTTTGGTGCGTCTGACCACCACCAATCGTATGGCGTAAGTTGCAAGCCACCAGACATAATAAGCTGTCTATTGCTTGATGGTGCAGTAAGATTGCCCTGAATAATTGCAACTGCTTTTTCAAAGCTGCGCATATATTCATTAGCCATCTCTGGGTCTTCCTGGAATTGGAAGATGCGTGCCATAACATAATTAATTAATGGCAATTGTAACTGTGGTGAAATATCTATTTCAGCGTTTTCGTCTTGCATCCATTGCAATGATGGGTTGCGGAAACCTCTGATTGTAAATGAATAATTATTATCAGGCTTTGGCCAAAGATTTACTTGGTCAGCCCATATAGAAAAGTATGCAGGTATTCCCTGCTGGTCTTGCGCACCAACCCAAAGTGATTCTGCTCTAGCTTGGTCAATATAAACTAACGCATTACCTTGATAATTTGGGTCACTATTTACTACTGCTATTATTTGTGATATATCAGTAATTGCTTTTGTTGAAGAACCAATTGCAGTAGGCTGTGTTTGTATAAACGTTGCATATGACCTAGTATTTTCTAATACTGCAAGACCATAAGTCGTTTGATAGTACGGCCAACGATTGCTTAATGCTACAACTTTTTGAAAACCTTCTTTAATAAAACCATTGACAAGGTCAGTTGAAATGTCGTCGTTTTCATCAAAGCCAATGTCTAAGTCAGAAAGTTCGCCAACAAATGTACGCATTTGTGCTAGCGTAAGATTGGCATTAGAAAAGTTTATAGCCATTTATAGCTCCTATTCCGCTACTGTAACTTCTTCTTCTTTAGGTGCTGGAGTTTCTTCTTTAGCCTCGAGCATCTTATTAAAACTATTTAGATGACCAACGCAATAGTTTGTTCCCTTAGCTTTTGGGGCTTTGCATGGTTCTTCTTTTTGGTTCATTGCTTGGCATAAACCGTTTTTATAATGTACACCACCGTATTCAGTGCCTGATGGCGGGGCAATTTCTACACCTTGACCGTGATAGTCTGAACGGCCATTACTAATGTGTCTAGCACCTTCTACGAATCCGTATGGCTGTGTTCCAGCTAGTGCCTGACCTGCGCCTTGTGTTTCTTTATTCATATTATTATCTCCTTCGAAATTAAAAGTGTTTTATTGTAGAACATGCCACCAAGGGTTTTTACGCCCCTGGTGGCATGTGTCCTAGGTAGCAGAATTAGGCTTCAGCTGGCCAGTCAATGCGCTTCCATGAAAGAGTGGAGAGTCCGCCCTTTGCAATGATTGAAGTTGCATTTTCTGCAATGCCGCTAACTCCAATAAAACCGTCTGCTGATGGTGTGATTACACCATAAACAAAGGCTTGGTTCAAACCAGTAGCAATATCTACTGAAGCAGTGCCGTGGTCTGGAGTGTCAACAGCAACACATGCTGTGCGAACAACAGTTGTTGCATCAGTGTTGTATTCTGAAACGAATGCAATTGATGTTGGTGTTGCGCCTGCTGTTACTGAGAATGCTGCACCGTCTGTTGCAGCTGCTGCTGAGTAAACAACACGAGCTGAAAACTCGTATGTTTCGCCAGCTTGTCCGTACCATCCGAAGTCACCTGAATCAAGTGCTGCGTATGATGTACCTAATGTTACGTCGTCTGCAAGAACGTTTGTTCTTTCAACGATTACTTTATTATTTGTTGCCATAGTTGTCCTATGCTCCTTATCTCTGTTAGATAGAATAACCTAACTATGTTGTTTTGTTTATTATTTTTTATTGGGGAATCGCTGGTGAGAGGAGAGCTGCCCGAAGGATGACAGCCTTTAAACTCCCCCCACCAACGAAACTTAATTAAGCGTTGTCCGCTGTGAGGTAACCCTGACGTGAGCGGTTGCTGCAGGTCAACTGACCATAGGCCAACACGAGGGCATAACGGGCGTCAACGCCAGCTACGGTGCCGTTCATGAAGTCTGTGGTGGTGAACCAGTAACCGTTCATACCGGTGAGCTTGAGGTACTTCGTGTTAAGGAAGTACATTGGCGCATCGGAGTCGTCACTTGCAAGCTCAAGGTCAAACACAACTGGTGTCTGCTTGAACATGAGGTTGGTGAAGCCAGCATTGGCCTTAGCAACGTCCTGGTAACGAACGTTGTTGGTCAGCAATGACTCGTACTTCTCAAAGAGGCTGTGGTTCGTGATGATGAGGTCAGGAACGTCGCTTCCCTTTGATGCACGGTTGTACACGTCAGCCATGTTCTTCAAGCTGAGTGTAGCAGCCATTGTGGTGCCCTGTGTTGGGTTCCACCATGTATTGGTTGATGCATCAATGCCACCGACTGTGTTGTTCTGGGTTCCAACTATGTTACCCAAACCATTGAAGTCAGTACCAGCTGAAGCGGAACCAAAGAGCTGCTCGTTAAGAGTGGTCTTCAGCGACATTTCAGCCTGCATGATTTTTGCGTTCAACAACTTGATGATTGCCTCGGTGCCACGGTTCTTGGCCTCTTCGATACCGCTGATTGCGATAGAAGCAGCCATCTGCTTCCAGTCGTACTCAGCAGCTGAGATGCCTTCCTGTGGGGTGAGGTCAATTGCATCGTAGCCACTGTAAGTAGCAACGGTGTCGTTGACTGCGTAGAGCAATGGCTCTACAATTGAGGTGCCGCCCTCTTCAACACGGACACGTCCGCGCTCATTGAGGTGGTTCAAAAGGACGAGGTCCTTGAAAATGTTATCAACCAGTGTTGGCTGGTAGTTCTGCAACGTAGTTGATAACAGTGAATTAAAGTCGGGATTACCGGCCATTTTATTTCTCCTGTGTGTTAGATGTTGAGTGTCTTTTTAGCTTGTTCAAAAGCTTCAAAGACTGACGTTGGTTTTGCAGGTTTTGGTGCGACTGAAGTCTTGTTGGCAGAGCCACCAGACACCACTGCTGCTGAACGCTTTGCTTCAACTCTGGACTGCTCATCCATCAGTTTCTTCTGAGCCTCGGAAGCTTTAGAATAAACTTTATCAAAGGTAATCTGTTTAAAGACTGACTCTAAATCGGTTGAGCCTGTTGCCAGGGCCTTAGCTACTACTTCATCAGCATTGAAGTCATCACCGTACTTGCTTTGCAAAGAATCTATAGTTCTTGTTAACTCATCCATAGCCTTCTGTTGTTCGAAGGCTGCAATGCGTTGTTCTAAACTACGGAGGTGTTTTTCAGCTGGGTCCAACCACTCTTCCTCAACCTGTTGGTCTGGGCTTGGAGCGTTTACACCGTAATGCTTCTGTAACGCCTGCAAGGTGCCTGCTGGGTCATTTTGCAGGGATTCTGCTAATGACGCTGCAAACTGTACTTGCTTTCTTTGTTCGCTAAGTTCCTGTGTCTTACGGGTATAATCCGCCTGACGCTGGTACCCAGCTAAAGCCTCCTTAATTGGAACTACAACTTCTTCGCCATCTACTTGGAGTTTGATGACTTTGTCAGCAATCTCTGTATAGTCAAAGAGTTCTATTTCTTCTTGCGGAGTTTCTGCTACGACCTCTGTCGTTTCGTCAACTTGTCCGTTTGCATCGGGGTTAACTACGTCTTCAGGGTTAGCAATATTATTAATATCTGTCATTGATGGAGTCCTATCCTTCGTTGGTTATTCCTTGGTATTTTGCATACCTCTCTATTATAGAATAGAAAAGTATTACATCTTTTTATTTTACTGTCCGCCCAATAATGCTTGAATTATTTCGGGAGGAAGACTTTGTATGCTGCCAGGTAGTGCACCACCGGGTTGTGCTCCTGGTCCTTGAATTGGACCTCCTGGAATTAAACCAGGTGGTAATTCTACTGGCATTTGCTCTGGAACCATTGGTGCTGGTCCAAGTTCTTGTGGCATTGGCATTCCGCCTGCTCCTGGAGGAAGTGGAGCTTCTTCCATTGCTGGCTGAGTTAAGAATGAGCCTGGGTCTTTTACGCCAAAGCCCTGTTGTAATACATATTCTGCCAATCTGCCAAGGTTTACTAAGCCTGCTTGTGCAAATGGTTGCATTGCGGAAACCATCTGTAGGGCCATATCTCTGCGGAAAGCTTCATTTCTTGGGGCTGTAGAACCAGCCTCAACTGTAAAATCAAATTCACCAGAGATGTAATCTTTATCAAAAGTCAACCATACAGGTGCAGATTCAGTGCCTATAATTCTTACAGTCTGCTCACCAGTCATAAACTGCTGGGCTAGCATAATAAGATTAGAAGCACATGCTGCTATTCCATTTTCAATAGATACAAGCTTTTCAGCCACTCTAGCATTGCCTGCTTCTGCAATGATTGCAGCTTCACGGGCAGTTCTTGTGGTCTCTGGAATTGCACCACGCTGGTATTCAGATACACCAGAAACTCTGTCAATGTCACCTTGAATTAAAGCTGACTGATTATAAAATTCTGGTGGGTTAATTAAGGCTGGCATTGGGACAACAACGTTATTTAAATTCTCTCCAGATTTAACTGGAACGATAACGTTATCTTCATCTGATGCTAGGGCTTGGCGACCATCATCATCAAATGCTGATTCCTGGAACAACCACTTACGGCTGTAACGCTTTCTGTGCAACATCATTTGTGTACGAGTTTCGTTTAATTCGTACTGTAATGGCTCGATGGCTTCAAGTTCACCCATTGGGTAGAAGAAACCAGGAACTTCATAGTTGCGCAACATAAAGAATGGATGACCAAATGCGTATGGCATTTTAATTGGTTTAATTAAAAACTTATCTCCACCTGAATCAGAGAATACACTCATCTCACCAGTATCAATATTATAATATTCGTAAATATCGCAGTAAGCTTCGTCTGGATTGGCACCCTGGTCATTTAAATAACCTTTGTCCATATTCATGTATTTTTGATAAGAAGATGGGCTCAAGTCTTTTCTTGCGGCGGCATCATAACGCTTATCATTCTTTGCATCTTTTAATGGACGACGTGTGCGTTGTGCAATCCAACGTGCATCATCCATATTTGTTGCATCTGGGTCAACAAACATTTCAAATGGGTCAACACGTTCTAGGAACGGACGGTCTTCTCTAATTATTAATTGAGATTCAACATCATCTGCTGGTCTAAGCTCTGCTGCTTCATCAGCTGAATATTCAACTTCATCAAGTTTTGCTTCTTCAATAAAGCGATAACCAGTTTTAACCCAACCATGACCAATAATCAAATAATCTTTTACTGCTCTTTGAAACTCTGGCTGGCAATTATAATGTTGCCACCAATAGTTAATAATTGATTCAGTAAGAATTGCTTTTTCGCCGTCTTCTGGTCTGCGTGGATTAACATTAATTTTTGGACGACCAATAGAAACAGCTGGTGCCAAAGTATTAATGGTTGAGAAAGAAATATTAACTAAAAGTCTGTCACCAACAGCTTGACCACGATACTGACGACCACGATATAAGTTAATTAATCTTTGCCAAAGTTGGTCATAATTTTCATTTGAACGCCATCTTTTAGCGTAATCAATATTTTTTCTATAAGTTGATAGCTTGTTAGCATTAGACTCTCTAGCCATTTACTTCCTCTTTCCTTTAACCAATCCTTCGCCAATGGCTGCTAATCTGCAATATCCATTTGGTTCTGCTTGCTGTACAATAATATGACAGCCTTTCATTTCAGGGCACCAAAAAGCACAGTTAGAACACTTCACACCTATTTTAGCATCTATATTTTTCGATGCTGGAACATAACCAACCCAGATTCCATTGTCGTCATTATCAGCAAGTTTGCCATACTCTTCAACAATTTCAAACATTGACTCAACATACTTAGCTTCTGCTGGTGCAAGTTTTATAATAGAATTAGTTACACCTTCAGGAAGTTCGTCTTCTTTTTCATATTCTTTTTCTTCTCCGCCACCAAACTTAATTGCAATTTCAAATGCTTGGCCTAATGGTGAATCTTTTTCTTTCATTAGCAGTCCCATTTCTTTAACGCCAATGCTTTACGCGTTGGTCTACCTTTAGAATCTTTCATTGGACCAGGCATACCGCCCATTCTTGCACAGAAAGATTTACGACGAGCAGCAGCTTTGGGTGACTTCTTAGCTTGCTTAGCAGATACAGGTGGCTTTAAGTTCATGCCTTGCGCTTTAGCAGATGCGCGACCTTTAGCATTCAAACCACCTGAAGGATTCTTTCCTTCTTTACGCTGCCAAGCTGGAGTTTTAGCCATTACTTCTTTTTCTTCTTAGGCTTGCCTCTTAAGGCTTTAAGGTCTGCTGCAGTTATTTTGTCGCGTGGTTCAGCAACACGAGCAAGTTTCTTTTGCTTTGGTGAGTACTTTGAGTACGGCATTATTTACCTCTTGCTGCTCTAATATTATCAATCATATTTGGATATGGTCTGCCAGCTTTTTTAGCTGCGGCTTTTGCTTTAGCTTTTTGTGCTGGTGTCAACTTCTTTGGTTTACCCAAAGACTTTGGACGAGCCTTTTCCCATACTGGCTTACTTTTTTTTGCGGCCATTTTTCTTCTTCTTTCTAGGAATGTAATTCTTAGTTGTTGTAGAAGGTACCGATGGATACTTTGGATTAGCGGCCACCGCGACCCTTGTAACCACGTTGCTCCATCATTTCATAAGCTTCCATCTTTTTCATGCTTGGAGCCTTTGACTTCTTAGCAACTTTCTTAGCAACTTTTTTAGCTGGCTTCTTTTTCATGTTATTATCCTTTTTTATCTTGCGTTAGAATCTGAAATGAGTGTAACTGTAATGGTTACTGAACCGGTAAATAGGTTTGGGACTTCTGCATAAATGTCACCATAAAAACCAATTCTAGTTAAACCAGCAACTGGAACTCTAAATATTTGACGTTCAACTGATGGACTTGAACCAGCTTCAGAGATTGCAGCAGTAGTCCAGTTGGTGCTAGAGATGTCCTGCATCGCTAGTTCAACAGAGTTAACCTGCTCGTTGTCACCCCAGAAGGTTACTGGGCCATCCCAAATACCATCAAGTTTAACTACCGCAGTTGTGTAATCTGCACAATTAACTGTCTTCCAAATGTCATCATACTGTTGTGATGCACTGTTGAGTGTAACTACATTAGTTTGCATTATTTACCTTTTACTTTCTTGAGATTAGGATTTTTTCTTTTTGCTGCGGGACTTGCCTTGCGTGCACCAGCTGCTAATATTGCACCTGCGCGCTCCATACTTATGCCTTGCTTTTTAGCAATTTGTTTTTGAGCTGCTTTAAAGCCCATACCCTTTTTAGTTGCCATATATTTTGCGCTCCTCATTTGCTTTTATTATTAAAAACTCTTCTTCGGTATAAACAAAAGATTGTTCTTCGCACAAATGTTCTTCAGAACTTGTCCAAGCACTGCATTCTATGCAACGGTACAATGGTCCATCTATTGTATAAAGTGAAAACTTTGGCACTACTTCTTTTTGCCCTTCATTTTCTTTTCGGCTTTTTTGTAAGCTTTGCCGACTGGACTATCGGTTATAGCAATCATTATACCAAATGCTGGCTTACCTTTTCCTTTACCATTTTTAGCTTTCATTTTGATTTCTCCTTAGCTTGCTGTAATTTCTTTTTAGCTAATACTGCTTTTTTAGCAGCTTTTTCAAGTTCTTTCTTAGCAGCTTTGACTGCTGGAGTTTCAATCTTCTTAGCCTTTTTACCAGGCTTTAATTTAGGAACCGGATACTTCTTTATCTTCATTTTTCTTTTTCCTAGTTTTAGTTAAGTGCCATTCAATATGGTCATCTAGTTTGTCAGCTATCTTGTCTATTTTGCCGGCAAGAACACCATGCTGTTGAGAACTTTCTCTTCTAAACTGCTGAACTAACACCACCAGAGGACCACCAATAACAGCGACAAGTATAGGAACGACCCAATCAGCCATATTAAATTAACTCTTTTCTTGCTGGTATCTTAGTTATTTTGCCTTGTTTAAAGGCGTCGGACTCTTCGTAGGATTTTTGTACCTCACGAATAGTTGTATTATTCCAGGAAGATTGTCCAATTTCAGCGCCTCTAAAGCCAAATCTGATTCCTTTGACGTGACATGTGAAACAAATTTCACGCTTTAGGTCATTTTCTGTCTTTAATTCCTTCGAACAATTGGTGCATTGCATAAAACTTCCTATCTAGTAGGTAAAACCATTACATCTTATCATTATAGTAATTAAATTCTCCGATAAAGTAACGGTCTCTTTCTTTTTGAGTCTTTTTTACCGTCTTAGCAAAGAAGTTTA